AGGAAGAGACCCTATGGTATGGTGGATCGGTCAAATTGTCGATCCAGAGAAAGGAAAGTGGGGAGATTCTCAAGAAAGAAAAGCGGGTGAAGACGGTAAGGATACTTATTCACATCGAGTTCGTGTTCGTATTGTAGGATATCATGGTGGTGATGCTGATTTACCAGATGAGGATCTACCGATGGCACACGTTCTGATGCCGCCTGGTGTCTCAAGCACTGGTGGTCGTCACAAAACTATGGACTATCATGGTGGTGAAGTTGTTGTTGGATTTTTCTTTGATGGTGATGATGCACAACAACCAGTAATATTTGGAACTTTATTTAAACAAACCTTTGTTGAGGATCGATTAACGAACGGACAATTTAATGCCTTTAAACAAACAGACTTCACACCATACACACCACCTGATGTAAGACAAAAAGCTGGAAAACATGCAGTGCATGAAAGCTCACCTTCCAAAATGAATGCAAGAAAAATTGCTAAATTAGAATCTAAAACTCCTAAACCAAAAGCGAGTGATTTTCCACGAAATCGGACTGGAAGAGCTCAATATAAAAGAGCATTAAGAGAGTGGGAAAAAACAGCGAAGGTTGTGAAGAATGAAAATTTTTCAACAAAACAAACTAATGATGATGCAAACGTTACTGTCGCGAATGCTACTGCATGTGAGGATAATGAGATATCTAAAATCACAAATGCAATGAAGTCATTCACTAAACAGATGAATGTTCTTGAAGATATTGGTGGATTAACTGTTGATCCCATATATGGCGGTGTTTTCAATAAGGCAGAAGAGATAAAATTAACATCAATCAAGGTTCATAGTTCGATGTCAAAGTTGATGCGTCGTGGTCGTTCATTTGTGATACAGGATGCAATGGATAAATTATCTTTAAAATTAAAAGATAAAACTCCAATAACTTTACAATCAGGTGTAGCAGAAGCTTCAAAAAATTTGAATGATATATTATTTTGTAATTTTGAAAAGATTAATGAACAATTAAAAGATTATCTTAATAAGAGTTTAGAGAATATGTTGGGAAAGGTATTAGACGTTCCTCTTTGTGGTGTTGAAAGTTTTTTAGGTGATATGTTTGGTCAGGTTAATAATATTATGGATACAGTCATGGGAGATACTTTTGCTCAATTAAATAATATTACAGGTGGTGGTATTGGTGTTCCAAGTGCAACATTCTCAAAAGCCATTAAGTTTGCAAATATTGTTTCTAACACTCTTGAGTGTGATGGACAGAATTGCCCACCAACTAATAGCACATTTACAGGAAAAGGTGGAGTTGGAATAAATCCAGAAGATGCGTTTGGTAATATACTTGACATTGCAGGGTTGAACTCTCTTAAAAATGCAGCGGAGGGTCTAACTGATATGGTAGATGGTTTGATTCCAGATATCAGTGCGCCATCAATTCCAAAAATTGATTGTAAAACTAATGTTCTTAAATGTGGCCCACCAAGAGTTGATTTTATTGGTAACTTTAATGGTAAAGGTGCAAGTGGTGAAGCAATTGTAAATAGACTTGGAGAGGTGATTGGAGTTGCAATCAACGAGCCAGGATCTGGATATACAGATCCTCCAACACTCACATTTGTAGATGGTTGTGATAATGGATATGGAGCTGGAGGTTATGTTCGTATTAAAGATGGTTCAGTTTCAGACGTTGTAATCACGGCTGGTGGTCAAGAATATATACCAAATACAACGGAAACTGATATGGATGGAAATGTCAAAGAAGTGATTCCAGATCCAAGTGGAAACTATTCTGGTGAAACATCATATGTAACCACACTATCAGATCTTGTTGTCGAGAACGCTGGTTTTGGTTATGAACCAACTGACACAGCCACAGTTGTAGGTGGTGTTAAAGATGCAGAGATTGAATTAAATGTAGTAAATGGTAGAATAGTAGGAGCTAACATCGTGAATGCTGGATTTGGATTTACTCGAATACCAAAATTAAGAATAAATAGTGACACAGGAGCGTTAGCAAGATTATCACCAGTTCTTGAATTTACTAAAGTTGATGATGCAGCTCAGGTTGCTGATATAACTCAAGATGCTGTTGTAACCGTAATTGATTGTATAACAAAGTAAAAAAATGGCAGATTATTCCCCAAAAGATGAAAAAAATTACGAAGCTGAGGTATTTGAAAGACATACTCGATCAAGTGGTGACATGGACAGCATACATGGTATGTCAAACTATCAGATCACCACACAGGAGGGTCAATGTATGGGATTTTATGCCGATACTGGTCAGGGAAAAGGTGGTCAAGGAGGGCCTGGAACTGGTAAGTTTGTATTAAACACGCCAGGCATGGAAATGCATGTTGTCGGAAAAGGACTAAAAGTTCGAGATGAGGGTGACACGACTCAACTTCCAGCACATCAAGTAATTGCGAAGAGAGGTGATGTTTTTACTGTATGTGAAAATGGTGATGTTGTAATTCGAGCAAGAAATATCATACTTGAAGCAGATGGTGCTGGTAATAAAGATGGACAAATAATGATTAATGCAAATCGAATGATAGATATCAAGGCACCAGATATTAAAGAACAAGCAGAAAAAATATTACAAAGAGCGACACAAGAGATTGATGTTTCAACAAATCTTAAAAAAGAAAAAAGGAATTTCAATATAGGATTTGATACAGCCGACATAGATTTTGGGGCAAATATTAAAACTATGATAAATCAAGTCAATACAGAATTACCAAAGGCAGGCGAAAAATTAAAAGCAATTGAGGAAAAAGGGAAAGAATTAATTCCTAAATTAGAGGAAAAACTTCAACAAGGTGTAGAATTTCTTCAAAGTGATGAGGCCGCAAATCTTATTGGTAATCTTCAACAAACTGCTGAGGATATTGGTTCTCAACTTGAAGAATCAGGAGCTCTTGAGGATATAAAAGAACAAGCAGAGGAGTTACAGAATCGATTTAAGGGAATATTTAATGACTTTGAAAATCAAGCTAAAAACCTTGCAGGTAGTCTTGATACCGAAAAACTTGATAAGATTGAGGAAAAACTTAAAAAGACTGCTGAAGGTTTTGGAGAACAGTTTGGAGGATTTATTTAATGTCAAACTTACCGAGACAACAATGTGACAAGATAGTCGTAGGAACATTTGATACCTCACAGGAAATTGATACAAAGGATCAATCACCAACTGGAACTCTTGTTGCAAATGGCCCTGCTGTGTTTGGAAACATGGAGCCGTTTGGTAATAATTATGATGCAGTATTAAATGTAAGTTCAAATTCTTGTGAGCAAATACCGTTTGATCAACAACCAAAATTAGATGTTAATTTGGCCGTTTCCACTGATGGAAACGTTAGAATAATAGGTGATAAAAAAACTAATAATGCTTTATTCGTTGCTGGTGGGAAAGGCCCAGATGTTCTTTTTGTCACAGGAGATGCGACCTTTACTGGTGCGGTTGATTGTGGTAACAAGGGAGCTCTTGCTGCTAGATTTGAACTTGCTGATGAGAGACCAAAACCATTTGATATAAAACATCCAACAAAGGGAGAAGGTCATCGTCTTCGTTATGCATGTATTGAAGGCCCCGAAGTTGGAGTTTATTATCGTGGTCGATTGAGGGGTAAGAATATTATTGAATTACCATACTATTGGAAAGATTTGGTTCATGAGGATAGCATAACAGTTCAATTACAACCAATTGGTAAGAGTCAAAATCTTGTGATTGAAAGTTTTAATAGTGAATACGTTGTGATTGAAGTTGGTGCAAATCAAGATTTTCTAACTAATGAGATATTAATTGATTGTTTTTACCATGTGTATGCTGAAAGAAAGGACATTAACCCATTAATAGTAGAATATGAAGGTGATAGTTGGAAAGATTATCCAGATCCAAATTATAATCCAGATAAAGTTGATACTAATGAGAGGAGTTATAATGATCCTCGATTTGCTGGCCCACCCAACACAATCACAAGTTGATAAATAAAACAGAAGAAAATTTGTACATAGCCCAATAAGATGCCTCTTTCAAGACTGGAGAATTTTCTAAAGAATATTCAAGGTAATGTTATCTACGTTG